AGAGCCGCGCCTGAACGGAAAAATGTCGGACCTTGGAGATCTGCGGCGCGGCGATACGGTCTTGTTACTGCGGACGGGTGAGGTTTTTGACGTTCTTGGGGCGGCTCAACCCGACGGGACCGGCTGGGCTGTTGTTCCTCTCGCGAGTGTAAACAAAGATGCTGGGTTTTGAAATCAACACAGCAGAGTTAGCGCGGATTGCAGATGAGTTCTATGCATCTGAGTCCGCCGTCCAGCTCGCCCGCAGCCGCGCTTTGCACAAGACTGCATTATACATTACCCGCCTTGTCAAAAGCGGGCTGTTGGGTGAGCTCCAGCTGAGCAATGCAAAGGCGCTGCGGACGCGTTTGAAGAGTCTCAAAGGTGACGGAGCTTCAGCCGGGTTGTGGATCGGGGCCAACGCCATTGAAATCTGTCGATTCCGCGGGAAGCCCCGGACTTCAGCCAGAGGGGTTTCGTTCCGCTCGCAGGATTTTGCAGGCTCTTTCATGGCCCGGATGCCAAGCGGCCATACATCTGTTTATCATCGATCCAGGAAGCGTCGTCTTCCCGTCGAAGAGCAGGCTCTGCCTGTGCACGAGGCCATTGCCGCGTTCACCGAGACAAAGGCAGTCCCTGAAATCAGCAGCGTATTTTATCGGTATTTCTCGGATGAAATCCGCATGCGCACTGTTTACGGGCCGAAAGGACGCGGATGAACGCCAGGACGGAGGTTACAGTCGAGGAGGTCCAGGGCGCGATACGGTCTGCTGTCCGCGCCGCGTTCCCGGCGCTGAAGTGCGCAGACTTTTATTATGATGACAGGGTGCGCTTGCCTGTTCCCGCATGCCTTCTGGAACTGACCGAGATGGAGCCGTGCGCGGAAAGCGATCCGGGGACCGGCCAGCTGGCCGTGACAGCGCGTTTCAGCGCATATCTTCTCATCGGATTCCGGACTGAGCGGGCGCACCTCAGCATATGTACCCTGGCGGCGGCTTTTGCCCGGCTCGCGCACCGCAACCGCTGGGGTCTGCCGGTTGAGCCCGCGACGGTCACCGCGATTTGCCCCGACCACTTCAACCCCGAATTTGATCAATACCTGGTCTGGCGCGTGGACTGGCAGCAAATCATCCATCTGGCGCCAAGCGTCTGGGATGACGATGAACCTGTGCCCCGGGTCGCACTGGGCAGCTGGTCGCCGGAGATCGGTCCCGCCCACGAACCTTCCTACACAACGACAGAAAAAGACAGCGTATGAGCTGGGGCCTTGGAGAGCTGGAGAGGCGGCTTGCGAACATCATCCGGGCCGGTGTTGTGGAGGCGCTTGACGCTTCGGCCGCCCGTGTTCGGGTGCGCAGCGGCGACCTTTTGACAGGCTGGCTCCCTTGGCTGACACAGCGTGCCGGAACTGACCGGACATGGTGGGCGCCGGAGCCCGGCGAGCAAGTCCTTGTCCTTGCGCAAAGCGGTGACCTTGCGCAAGGCTTTGTCCTTCCCGCTCTCTACAGGGCTGCGCATCCGCCCCCGGCAGATCAAGCGACAATCCATCGTACGGAATACGCCGATGGCGCCGTTTTCGAATATGACAAGGCCGCCAGCCGACTGACCATCCGCAGCCCCGGCGAGGTCGTGGTGCGCGCCGCCCGGACTCTCACCGTTGACTTTGACGGGGTAGTGACTGTCCGGTCCGGCGCGCACATCACTATAGACGCGCCCACCGTCACTGTAACAGGTGATCTGACGGTGGAGGGCCGTTTGACCTATCTTGCCGGGATGTCGGGGTCTTCAGGCGGAGCGGATGCCGCGGCGATGATCAGCGGCAGCATTCATGTTGTTGACGGCGATGTGACAGCCGGGGGCACAAGCCTGCGGAACCACGTTCACACAGGCGATTCCGGGGGGACCACAACCGCGCCGACCGGCTAGGGGAAAAAGCGCCACAGGACGCAGGAGCGCTGTGTTCACAAGATGGACGCATGAACGGCACCAACGCAAAAACGGGCAAGCCCCTCTCCGGGCTTGATCATCTCTCGCAAAGCATCAGGGATATCTTGACGACCCCTGTTGGGAGCCGGGTTATGCGGCGTGATTACGGCAGTCGCCTGCCATCCCTGATCGATGCGCCCGTCAACCGCAGCACCATACTGGAGCTTTACGCGGCAACTGCCGAGGCCCTGGCCCGTTGGGAGCCGCGTTTCAAGCTCCAGCACGTGCGCATTCTCGAAGCCCATGTCGGCGGCATCCTCATGGACCTGACCGGAATATACCTGCCTGAAGGCCGTCAGGTTTCTTTGCCCGGAGTGCGCGTCCAGTGATGAAAGAAGCCCGGTACAGCGCCATTGACCTGTCGCAGCTTCGCCCCCCTGATGTTGTCGAACAACTTGATTATGAGTCTGTTCTCGCCGACATGCTCGCAGCCCTGCGAGCATACAAAAACCAGAACGGCGAAGCCATTTTTACAGCGCTGGTCGAGAGCGATCCGGCGTTAAAGATCCTTGAGGTCGCAGCGTACCGGGAAATGATTGTCCGGCAGAGAGTCAACGAGGCGGCCCGGTCTGTCATGCTGGCCTATGCCACAGGCACAAATCTCGATCATCTGGGAGCTTTGCCGGGTGTCGCCCGCAAGGTCCTCCAGGCGGCCAACCCGCAGGCATTTCCCCCCGTAGACGCAGTGCTGGAGAGCGACGACGACTACCGCCGCCGGATTCAGCTCTCTCTTGAGGGCTTCAGCTCTGCCGGTCCAACAGGGGCCTATATCTTTCACGCTTTATCCGCAGCGCCGGGGGTCAAGGACGTTGATGCTTCCAGCCCCGCGCCCGGCGTTGTGGCAGTGACGGTCATGTCAAATGAAGGCGACGGCTCGGCGGGTGAAGACCTGCTGGCAGCGGTGCAGGAGCGCCTGTCCGACGAGAGCATCCGGCCCCTGACTGACCGCGTTGTTGTTCAAGCTGCGAAAATCCGCCCTTACACCATACGTGCCCGCTTGCTTTTCCATGATGGCCCGGACCGTGAGGCCGTCCTGGATTACGTCCGGACTATGGCCGAAAAGTTCTGCCGCGACCACCACCGCCTGGGGGCCGATATCACGCTCTCCGGGCTATATGCCGCGCTGCATCAGGCCGGTGTCCGGAAGGTAGAGCTTCTGGAGCCGACAGAGACAATCAGTATCGATCGGGCCGAGGCTGCGTGGTGCACAGACGTAGACATTCTGGAGGGCGATACCCCATGACAGACGATTTGTTGCCGCCGAATGCCTCTCCGGAAGAAAAAGCCCTCAGCCGTGCCATGGACAGGCTATCTGCTGTCCCGGTGCCTGTCAGCGGCATGTGGAGGCCTGAAGAAATCCCCGCCGCCGCTCTCCCTTGGCTCGCATGGGCGTTATCTGTGGATGTGTGGAATCCGGACTGGCCGGAGGCGCGGAAGCGGGCGGTGATTGCCGCCTCGTTTCAGGTCCACCGCCACAAGGGGACGCGTCGCGCGGTGCGCGAGGCGCTTGAGGCCCTTGATGTTGACGTCACGCTGACCGAATGGTTTGAGGCAGACCCGCCCGCGCCCGTCCATACGTTTACCGCCGAAATTGCCACGCCGGGCCCGGTCTCGGCCGCGCTGTCCGAGGAAGCCCTGTCCATGATCCGGGCGTCCAAGAATGTTCGCTCGCACCTGACCGCCCTGCGCGTGGTCATGCACCAGTCCGGCACAACCCCACAGACGGCAGCGGCCTTGCTTCTGGGTGAGACCGTCTGCCTGCGTCCCGCACCCCCGGTTGATCCGGTTTCCCTCGCCCCCGCCCCCCTGATGGCCGCCGCCCTGTACGGCGCGGAAACGGTCACTGCCTATCCGCTGGAGGCCGCATGAGCGCACCGCTCTATTACACCATAGTAACCAACGCGGGTATGACCCGCCTGACCGAAGCCCTTGCGACATCAAAGCCGGTTGTTCTGACCCATTTTGCTTTTGGTGACGGCAACGGCGCAGCCTATGACCCAACGCCGAATCAAACCGCCTTGCGGCGCGAGGTCTGGCGCACCGAAATCAATTCCATCCGCACCGATCCGAAAAACCCCGCCTGGCTGACGGTCGAGGCGGTGATCCCGGCGCGGGTCGGCGGCTGGACCGTGCGCGAGGCCGGTGTGTTTGACGCCGATGGCACCCTGATCGCCATCGCCAAATATCCGTGGAGCTTCAAGCCGCAACTGGATGACGGCGTTGGTAAAGACCTGTGTTGCCGCATGATTCTGCAACACGGCAACGTGAGCGCCGTAACGCTGAAAATAGACCCGGCGGTGGTTCTTGCAACACGCGACCATGTTTCCGCCGAGGTCGCCGCTGCGATCGCTTCTCATGCCGGTCCCGGCCACAACCCGCCGGATGCGTCAACCACCGTCAAGGGACTGGTGGAGTTGGCCACCACAGCCGAGGCCCGCGCCGGGTCGTCCACCCATCTGGCCGTCACCCCGGCGGGCCTGAAGGCCGCCATGGACGCGGCCACCATCCCCGCCGCCACCCCCATAACATCCGGCATCGTCCGGCTGGCGACGGCGGATGAGGTCAGGGCCGGGACGGATGCGGAAAAGGCGGTCACGCCTGCGGCACTGGCCAGCCATCTCTTGATGCAAAACGCCTTCATCAAGGCCGATCCGGACA